GCCATAATGGACTGTAGAGATTTTGCAGTAAAGAGGTGAACCTCGTCGCCGATTATAACATCAAACGATTTGAAATATTCTTTAGGAAGCTTGTATATCGACTGCCAGGTTGATATCGTAATTTGTTTATTCGAGTGTTTATCTTGTCCACTAAAAATACGGTGAGCGTGCATATCGCTCCTAAACCCATAATCACTGAAATCAGTGTAAAGCTGACTAACGAGAGAAGTAGTTGGGACAATAATAAGAGTGCGTGCATTGTAATACCTCAATAAAAGATAGATAATAAATGATTTACCAGAAGCAGTGGGTGAAAGAAGGATAGTTCTTCTGTTACGAACAGCATATACAAATGCAGCTAATTGATAATCACGTGGTTCAAGAGTTAATTCATAATCCTTTATAGCTTCTTCTGCTTCAACGAGAGAGAAGTTCTCTGCAGAAAAATCATCGATATATTCTATCTCATATCCTCTGTCTTTGCAAAACTTAGATAGATAGATATTTAGTCCACCATAAAGAAGGCAAGACATATGATTGAACAAACGAATCTTACCGTCCCATAGTTTGTTCCTATAGGCCGGCATGAACTTTGCACCTGGAACATCGAACGTGAAGTATTCCCTGAGCTCGTAAGCTATTCCCGGATCACATATTACCTTATTAAAGGTTTCATTAATCCTCTTAAGTTGAATTAATTCCATTAAGATCCTTGTGTAAATCTATTCCAGTCAATAGCGTTCTTAATTTGGAAACCGCGATTGATCAGACTCTTTATGATACTCTCAAGCATATCTACTTTCTCAGCCTGATATGAGATCTTGAGATTTGATTCTACTATGTCAGAATCCGCATCCATATACATTGGGATATCTGCCTTGAGTATTAGGCCCTTTGACGGCAATTTCCATCCCAATTCTTGGGTTTCCTTGGAAGGTCCTTGAGTATAAAACTCGTATTTATCAAGTTTAAGAACCTTAAAGTCCGCCTCCATCTTTTTTAGGCGAAGCTTCTCCGAGACATATATTTTATAGTACTTATTATGCAATTGTGGTATCTTGAGAGACTCAGAAGCCAACTCTGTCTTGTCGATCTTGCAGTCTGCCTGCCACTCTTCCAGTATCTTCTCAATATCCATACATAACTCCGCTTAACTATAGTTTATACTACTACAGTTTCATAAAAAAGTAAACTGTTATATCTTTAGAATGTCGAAAAATATGTATTTAAATGAAACGGAACATGTGATATAGTTTATAGATTCATCTATTGTAGAGAATTGCAATGATCCTAGTGATATGGGAAATGCTTCCCTAAAAGTAATCTCAAAATTTGGAACTTTAATTCCATTCAATACCATGAGAGTTATATCTGACCTTGTTCCATTTCCGGATATAATGCTATTGGAAGCTATCTGTGCATATTCAGTAAAAGACTCTGGGAATCCGAGAGACCTCATCCAATTATTAAGCTCGAGGTAATTCTGAAGATCCTCGTCTACCTTAAATACTATATTAAGATCCTCGAAGCGCAGTCTATCACCTGGAATAGGAATATTAGTAAATGGATTTGTCTGCTCTGGATATTGAAATGATAGGCTTGGAATATTTGCAGATTGACAAAAGAAGTTAAGGTGCGGCGCTCTCCTTATTTCTAAGCTAAAATTTAGCGGACTAAGGAAATTCTTATTAAGTGGTGTATTATCGAGAGCAGTCATTGTATTCTCCTGTAGCTGTACTGTAACTATTTATTAAGGCAGTATCTGCTATTATACACACTTCTGCAGGAATGTACACAAAAAAATGAGGGGAACCGAAGTCCCCCTCAATATATTCATGTACGGAAGAGTTAAATCCCTCTTCTTCTTACATGAGGTTGTTAACAGTAATACGACGATAGTAGACGTTCGTATTAAGAGTAAGAGCACCCACACCTTCAGTTATACCTTGAGCGAATGGATTTGCAACCATTCCGTAACGAGTCTTGAAGCCAATCTTTGGCTGGAAGCTAGTTGGATCAACTGCGCGAACCATTTGAAGTGGAACATATGGGCAATAGAAGAGACCAGCATCGAATGCTGAAGAACCCTTATAGCCAACAGTTAGGTAGTTACCACCGATTGCATAAGGATCGATATAGACCTTAAGACGACCGTTTAGAACACCAGCGAAAGTATTACCAGTATCATCAACCTGTAGGTTGTTTGCTGCTAGAGCTGGAGTGTAGTCTAGAACACCTGCCATCTGAAGAGCAGAAGCAACGTCTGCAGAGCAGATAACGATGTTGCCTTTACCACGACGAGTTGCCTTAGCAATAGCATTGGCTTCGCGTTCTAGCTGGAACATAAGACCCTTGAACTTTTCAACTGACCAACGACCGTTTGAGTCAGTATCTAGATCAAAGATACCTGCAGTAGTTGTGTTCTGTTGAGCACCTGGAGTAGCAGTGATGTTGATAGTACGAACAACTTCACGATTTATTTCTGCAAGAATTTCAGCTTGAAGAATATTAGTGAGCTCAGTCTCAGCATCTAGACCATGAATGGCTTTAAGATCCTGTGCGAGTTCCATTGAATATTCTGCCTTAAGAGCACGTGACTGAGCAGTAACAGTAACCTTCTCGATCGAGAAAGCCATCTGAGCGAAGTCAGTGTTGCTATAAGTGCCGAGTGCTTCTGCTTGTGCAGTTGACATTGCAGCTGCAGTGTTATAAGTGTTTGTAGCAGAAAGAGCGGTGGTAGATGTATCACCTGGGAAACCAGTGATGCTAGAGTTAACGTTCTTGTGACCACCGAATGCAACGTTAGCATCTGCATTAGGGACAGTGGAGAATGCAGTGTTAACTTCGTTGTAGAAGTTTTCCGCGCCAGTTTGGTTAGTATAACGCGAACGCATTGCGAAAATAAGACCGGTTGGACCGGTCATTGGCTGAACGCCTGCAATGTCATAAGCCATTAGATTAGGCATAGCACGACGAACTAGGGAGATCAATACTGGATCGAAGTTGTCGATGTTTGTGCCTGTAGCGTTAACAGGAATAACCGAACTTGCTACTGGTGTTTCAGTAAGAGTTTGGTACATTCCGTGAGCGCCGGATTCCATCAGAGCACGCTCTGTGTTTTCAAGTACGACCGCAGTTACAGAACGGCGGTGCATATCCTTAATTGGACTAAGATCAGCGTGCTCCAGAATTGGCGCCCACTTCTTTTGAATTTCCTCAGCTAGATACATGGTAGTCTCCTTTTTTTGGTAGGAATTATATTTTATTTATAAAAACGTTACTTTTTAATTGTTCTTGAAAGTGCCTGCACATACTTATTGACAGTTGGGTCAACAGCGCTTACAGCTACAGCAGTATCACCTTCGAAAGTTTCTTCCGTGATATTCGTAGAGGTTGTAGCCTTCTTTTCAACTCCAAAGTAATTCTCTTTAATGATCGAAAGCTTTCTTGCATAGGTTTCTAGATTGCCATCGAAATCAACGCTCTCTGCTAGAGCCTTAAACTTCTCTTGTTGCGAGAGTGCTAGGCTGCTCAGGTGAGATTCTAAGACATTATCCTTCTCAACTTCAACGAATGAATTCTTCAACTCAACATTTTCATAGACTAGCGAATCATATTTTGCTTCAAGTTCTTCGATCTTTTCAGCCATAGTTTCTAGAACATCAACCTTGTCCTGTGGGACATCGATATAATGCTCAGCAAATAAACCCTTGAGTCCATCAATAAAGTCACTGACTAATTCGTTACGGAGCGTAGATTCGACAGCAACTTCATTTTCCTTCATCCAATTCTCTACAACAAAATCGAGGTAAGTGTCTACCTTATCGGTAACATCTTCCATGATTTCTATAATTGATTCTTCGAGAGTTGTTTCAAATTCTTCCTCAAGGCGAGCTATTTCAACCATTGTTCTTGCAGAAACTGCTGCTTCAAAAATAGTTGTGATTTTCTCTTTGAATTCTTCAGATAGGTCTTGATCAATGAACATATTATCAATATCTTCTTTAATACCAAGCTTAGGCATTGGCATCTTTGTCTTAGGACCTTTACCAGTAGTGGCATCGATAGTGGCAGAATTCTTAGAAGAATTATCACCAACACCATAATCTTTATTTGGCCCGAATACTGCTTGCTGAGCGGTAAACCACTTAACGAGGTCATCTTTCTTCATAGCGTGCATGGCGCCAATGCATTGTACAATGCATTCAATCTTTGACTTAGGATCAGCAATTGAACGAGCACCAGACTTAAGAGAATCCGCGGCGGATGTTGCTTCTGAGATATCTTCTATA